AATCTTAAAGTCCTGGCCGGTGGTGACCATGGCCACTTCCCAGCGGATGCGGTTGATGATGAGCCAGTGGCTGATCTTCCTGTGGCCGGCGGTGATGGCTTCGAGGGTGAAGCGTTCAAAGTATTCCCACACTGCGGGGTTGTCGGCGTTGAACGCGTTGAACTCCCGCTGGCGCAGGTGAAAGGGGGTGTTCATGCTCATGCCTTGGCCTCCAACGTGTAGCCGATGGCCAGAAGATTCTGGATCATGTCCTCGAGCTGGTTTAAGCGCTGTTGAGTCTCTGCACGGACTTTGGTCTGCTGCGCCTTCAGGGTTTCAATCTTGCTGGCGATCAGCTCTTCGGGCTTTAAGATCAAGTCCACCGTGATGGTGGCCTCACCCACAAATGTCCAGCCGCTGTCACGCATGTCACAACGGGAGAACACCATTGAATCAATGGCTTCGGGGGTAACAAGTTGATCCGGGCGCAGTGAGCTGTACTCAGGTAGCCACGCCTTCATTTTTCCAGTGATATTGCTCATCGTCTTTCTCTCTTTCTGTTGATGGAAATTAAATTATACCGGTATCGTACAAAACCTGCTCAGTAGTTTCCCCAGGTTTCGTAAAAAAGCCACGTGGCTATCAGGAAGAGGGCAATCACCTTCCACCTGATAGCCTTGAAGTAATCTTCAACCGTCACCTGGCGTTGCCTTGCAAGCGGTCCGAGACCAGTGTGGCGTAACCTGCAATGTCGACCCAGCTATCTACCTTGTCGGGGTTGCCGTTGACGATGCGCGCCATCTTGTGCACGATCATTTCAATGGCTTCCCACTGATCGTCAGCAAACAGCTTGTCGTGCGCCCTGGCGTGGTCCGCGAGCAGTCGTTTGATGCCCTGCATCAGTGCAGCGCCGTCCTTGAACTTGCCGTAGTCCTGGGCCCTGGTGTTGAGGGTCTCGTCCACGTCTGTCTCTTGCGGGGCAAGCTCGTCGTCGTACTTCAGCACGCCCAGCGCCAAGCCCTCTTGGACGTATGATTTCAAAGACACCCCCATCCTCTTTGCTATCTCCATCTGGCTACGGGTCAGGGTGACCTTGCGTGCGGGCTTGCCGTTGGTATTTGGATCGGGCACAGGCACCATCTCTGGTGGCTGCCATTCGTTTTGAACCTGCTTGCGCAGCTTGTAGGCCATGGGCCGGGAGGCCTTGAACTTGGCAGCTACCTTGGTCACTTCGGCCTCGGGATGCGCGCGAAAATATTCGCGGATTTTGTCTGACTTGATCACTTGCTTTCTCCTTTTCTTTGCTTCGGTTTTTCAATGACTTTTGTCACTGATTCTGTGGTGGTGAAACGGTGCTCGTTAGCGCACTCGTATCGCCGGTAGGTGGAATTGTTTTGTGGGCGTGCCCGTGTCTCTTTAATGGATACCCAGGCCTGGCAGACGGGGCATATCACTTGGCAGCTTTCGGTTTTTGTTTCATCAAAAGCGCCTTTTGAATGTACGCCTCCTCTGGATGCATCTCGCGTACACGCGGCATGTAGGCTACGCCTATCAGTACCTTGCCGGTGCTCACGTACTTGCCTGTGTTGGCAAGTTTGTTGAACATCTCAGCTTCGCGTTTAGTCGGCTGTTTAATCATTTCCCTCTTTCTCCTTTCTGTTTTGAAGACTTGACTTTATCACGTTTAATTCACTTGTCAACAACTCAACCTTCTTTTCTGCATCCAGCCAGGCTTGTCTCCACAGGCGCTGATCTTCAATGCGTTGTGCAGCCGCTTCAAGCAGTCCCTCTATGTAGGGGAAGACCTCCTTGATTGAGCGTAGTTCCTCGTGTAGTTTCATTTTCAGTGCCCATGGTCTCGATCGTAGTTCTCCACAATCTCGTCTTCAAAGAACAGGGTCTGCTCCTCGCTGAGAGTGTTGGTGATATCGACCTGGCGGGGCTTGCCGCTTGGGCCGGTGATAGTAAGCAGGACTCTGGTGATGTCCAGCTGCGCGGGCAGTTGCGTGCCCTCTACGTCCATTGGGGGTAACACTTCAAAAATGAGTTCGACGGGGAACGTCATCTCGGTCTGGTATTTCATCTTTAGCCTTCTTTCTGTTGTTGTCAATGCGCTGCAAGGTCAGGGACTCTTTGTAAGCGTGGTCAAAGGCAGTCTTGAGTAGGCCTTGCATGTACGCCCCCATCCCGACCTTGTAGAACGCCGCAACTTCCTTGAGCATGTAATACGCTTCTTCGGGAAGAGAGACAGTGATCCAGCGCTTGCCGGCGCGTTTGGAAGGGGAAGATCGCACCCCGTCGTAAGTGTCTTCTTTTGGTCTGCCGTTCTTGCGCGGACGACCTCGCTTCTTCTTAACGCGGGGCTGCGCAAGCCTTGCAGGCTGACGGACATATGGCTCTGGATAAGCCGGAACAACTTGTGTTCGTTCTTTAGGTAATCGACCCATGTATTTCTCCTTTCTTTTGGACTTTGCAGTGTATCGGAAAAAATGGGCTGGAGGCAAGCCCCCAGCCCGAAATTACCTAATAGAACAAGGGGCAACTGCTATTTCACCCCACTTCAATTATGCCGCAGCTCCCCAGCTTGGTCCAGTCTCCACGTCCACGCGGGAGGGGACTTCTAGGGTTACTGCCTTGGCCATAATGTCGGCGGCCTCGCGGGCCTCTTCAATGTTTCTAACAGACAAGGCTATTTCGTCGTGTACTTGCAACAGCAGGTTAAACCCTGCCTTGTGCAACGCCGCCATGGCAGCTTTGGTCTGGTCTGCGGCAGACCCCTGGATGAGGCGATTCAAGCCCTTGTAGGTGCCCGCGCGCTTGATTCGCACGCCGTATTCAATGACTGCCTGCTCACGCGGCAGCGCCTTGTTCACGCCCCACTCCACGGGCTCCCACAGCGGGAACCGGCACTTACGGCCCAGCAGGGTGCGGATGCAGCCGCCCGAGGCGGGGTGCTCAATGCGCTTCATCACCGCGTCCACTGTTCCCTTGAGGAAGGGGACTTTGCTGTGGAACGTGGCGATCAGCTCGCTGGCCTCGTCCAGGGGCAGGTCCAGGCTGTTGGCCAGCTTGGCTTTGCCCATGCCGTACATCAGGCCCAGGCCAATCGTCTTGGCAGCCTTGCGTTTGATTCCGGCCAAGTCAGCAACCATCTGGTGAAAGTCCATGTTGGGGTCTTCTCGATAGGCTTGTGCCATCGTCTCCGCGCGCGGCAGGCCCAGCATGGTGGCGTAATGCACCAGCAGGCGAGGCTCCTGGGAGGAAAAGTCATTGGCCGCCCATACCTGGCCGTCCTCGGGCAGGAACAAGCCCCGCACCATAGGGCCGATAATTTCGTGGCGCGCGGGCACTTGCTGGAGGTTGGGGTTGCTTGCTGACAGCCGGCCCGTTACCGTGCCGCCTTCTTCGTTGCGCATCTGGTTGAAATGGGTATGAATACGCCCATCCTTGGCGCTGTGCTTAAGGTAGGGCTCCAGGAACGTGCCGTGGGTCTTGTTCAGCTCCCTAGCCTCCAGGATCATCTTGGCCATGGGGTGCTCATGGGTGTCCAGAAAGCTCTTGGTAAAGCTCGGCGCGCCGGCAGCGGTCTTGGGGTACTGGATGGCCAGACGATCGAACGCTGCGGCAATGGACTGCGCAGCCCAGATGTCCACCTGCATGCCGGCCTGGCTCTTCAAATACTTCAGGATTTCGGTTTCCTTGCTGCGCATTTCGATGATGTGCTTTTCACATTTATCCCGGTCAAAGTTAATACCCTTGAGCGTGATGTCCACCAGGACCGGCAGCACTTCGGTTTCCAGCTGGAATATGGACTCGACTTCTTCCTTGCGCATCTGCACCTGGAAGTGATGCCACAGCTTCAAGGTCAGCGCCGCGTCCTGCTCGGCGTATTCACCGACGTGCATGGCGGGCAGCTTCCACAGCTCCTTCTTGGCGTGCACACCAAAATCCCCGGCAGCATCCTTCAAACCCTGCTCAGACTTGATCTCTTTGAGGTAGTCAAAGCCCAGGGCGTTTAAGCTGTAGGCATAGCGGTTCTCGTCCAGCACGGGCGCGGCCAGCATGGTGTCGTAGATCGTGCCGTTTACTTTAAATCCTGATGCTCTGAGCCAGCCGAGATCGTAGGCAGCGTTGTGCATGATCTTGTCGGCCGGCGTGGCCACGACATCGCTAATCCAGCGCTCCACAATGCGCTTGTCCAAATTCCCACCGCCGGCGTGAGCGACAGGAAAGTAACCAGTCCAGCCGTCAACAGCAATAGCATAGCCAACGATGTAGCCATCATTTCGAGGCCATCCAGGGCCGAGGCTTTCCATGTTCGGGTCGCAGGTTTCAAGGTCAATTGCAATCTCCTTGGCTTCACTCAGGTTGGGAAAGTTTTGGGGCGGGAGCCACTCGGAAATGCGGGGGAAAAGAGGCATGCTGCGGCTCATAGTCGAAACCCTTTTTGTTCGTTTTTAGGCAACACAATGTGCAGCGTTTGTTTGGCTCGAGTAATCCCTACGTACAGCAATCGGTTGATGTCGTCGGAGTTTTTGTCGTAGTCCTTTGCAAAGCGCGTGGACAGATCGGACAGCAGCAGCACGTTGTCTGCCTCGCCGCCTTTGGCGCCGTGGATCGTGGACAGCTTGATGGGCACGTGGCCCGTGAGCCGTGTATTGCGGCGCAGGAGCGACACCAGGTAGTCCCGGCGGTCCTCGCTAATCTTGGTCAGCGCCTTGCTCCAGATTTCTGATGAAAGAAGTCCGTGCTTTTCTTTTAGGAGATTGAGCGTGTAGCTGACTGCGGGGTCTGCCGTGCGCAGCATCTTATGGCCGTGCTTGACCAGGCTGCTGTCCAGGTACTTGTAGACCATCTTGATGACGTTGAACGGGACCTCACCGCCTTTGCGCAGCTTCTCCCAGCCCAGCACTGCGATCAGGATGCTCTCGCTGACGCTGCGTTGGCCGTGGCGCTCGAACAGCAGGCCCTGGCTCTTGATCCAGTCGTGCATGTCGGTGAGCATGTAGTTGGCGCTGGCCAGGATGAGCCAGTTGCCGTGGCTGATGTCGACTTGGCTGAAGTCGTTGTAGTAGCTGATGCTGCCTTCTTCTTGACGTGCCTTCCAGACCTTGGGCTGGCGCTGCTTGATGCGCATTACCACACGGTTGGCTAGGGCGTGGATTTTCGAGGGAACTCGGTAAGATTGGTCAAGGACTTTGACATCACCCGAAAACCCCAGGAAGCTCGCGACATCGGCTCCGGCCCAGGTGTAGACAGCCTGGTCGTCGTCGCCTGCCAGAAAGCACCTCTGGGCTCTCAACGCGAGTTGTTCGACCAGCCTCCACTGCAAACGTGACAAGTCTTGCGCCTCGTCGATGATTAGGGCATCCAGCTCGGGCAGGCGGCTGGGCTCGAGCAATACCTGCTCCAGGAGGTCGGTGAAGTCCAGCAGGTTGCG